TTTCACTCTTAGTTTGTTAACTAAAAAGTTGAAGACGTCTTGACAAACGTTGTAAACTTGTCGAGATGTCCCAATCGCGGCAAAAGCGATCCCGATTGCTGAAGCAGCGAGCTCTTCAGGTCCTCGTTCCCGTTCAGGATAGAGTAGATGAGCTAATAGCTGTGCTGGGTCGCGTGTTGCGATGCCGGATATGTTTCCGTAAGATAATACTTCGATTCCGTCTGTTGATGTCCCCCATGAGGTTTTCTCTGGTGAGATTGTCGCGTTGAATCTGTCTTTCGCTTCTTTCGATAGTGAGGTAAGAAATTCCTCCCCTCGAGATTCGAAGACTCGTTCTTGAAATGCGACGATTCCGTCGTCACCTTGAAAAAGGGCGAAGAACCATTCGGATTCGATGTTTATTCCTTGTGCTGATAAGCATGTTAGTAACATGATACAGTTGACGAAAGAGTCGAGAAGCTGGGTTTGTTGATAGCCTGAAGCGATGCCATTAAAGGTCCATCGATATAGGTTTCCAGATTCTGCTCTGATTGGTGTGTACTTCACTGAGTGAGTCATCCAATTCCAGAGGTTGTTGATTCTTTCTCCTGATGTCTTTGTGCTTTGGTAAGCAAGACGAATTCCAGGTTCGGGAGTAGTAGACTCGGTAGGCTCGTAGCCATTCTCAAAGTCAAACCATCCTCTCCAGATGTCGTGAACGTCGTCGATGACTTCGAAAAGTGCAAATCGATCGAATCCAGACCAGTCTGTTGAGATGATAGTATTTGGATACTTCTCTCTAATTTTGGAAGCTAAGCGTTGCCATCCGCCTTTAAAGGTTTCGAAACCCCAAAGCATTCGGCCACACTTGTGGTTCAGGTATTCCTTCTGTAATTGCCAGATGAACATGTTTTCTGCCATGAGTAGGAGTTTAGGAACTCCAAATACGGCGCGAAGTTTGTCTTCATCTTCGGCTGAAACTAGGTGTGCTCTTGTATGTAAGGAAGAGTATTCGTACGGAATGGGGACGCCATCGTCAGTCCAAAAGCCAGGTTCTTTGTCTTTAATAGCATGAATAAGTCTGCGATTGAGTTCAAAGATTTCGTTGTAGAGGTTGTGAAATGTAAGTTTTCCATCAATGTCCTCTCCGTCGGCTTGTCGTTGTCTGAGGTGCTCTTGCCATTTTGGCTCTCGGGTGAAGGGAGCTTCGGCAGAAACGGGAAGATTCCAGGGGTAAAACCTGAGATCGGGAAATGCAACTGGTTTCAGTTGTCTGTGAGGTCTAAAGATCTTTTCTGTAACACGAAGAGCTCTCTTATAGTGAAAGTCTCTTTTTACGTCAAAATAGGGGACGTCGGTGCGAAGAAAATCTTGTTCAGCAGCGTCGGATGTTCCTTTGGAACGTCTGAAGCCATGAATCGCCTTGTGGGCGAGTTCTGATGTGCAATGCGTGTAAATAGCTTTGCGCACAGTTCTCTCATTCATTTCGTTTCGTTTCGAGTAGAGCGGTCCTACATTCATACGCTTGGTATAGCCACGTATAGGTAGCTTGCCTAGTCGTTGAAGGTTGGTTGTAGTCTGTAAAAGCATAGTTGTTTCTTAGATGCGCAAGAAAAATAGCGAGTAATAAGCGTG